GTCGAGTTTGGGTGGATTGCCTTTGCCGCCGGCTTTTTTCCATTCGCGGTCGACTTCGCGCGCGCTCAAACAAACGACATGGCAGGTGCAGCCGAATCCATTGGGCGGATAATGCGTGCGCCACCAAGGGTGGTCGGCGTGGAGAATAAGGCCATCCCAGGCGAGGTGTTCGGGCCGGGGCTGGGCGCTGCCGCCGTGGCGATATTGCCAAAAAGGCCGCTCGGATTTGATTTCGTCCATTTGGGCGAATCGGCCGGCGGCCCACGATGTGCGCAGGTTGGTCTCGAAAATGGCGCGGGCGCGAAAATTTCGGCCGCCGCGATAATCCCAGCCTGTTTTGGCGACGATGTCGTCAAAGCGTTTTTTGAATTCCTCGATGGTTTCGCCGTCTTCAATGGCGGCGCGCACTGCCTCGCGAATCTGCGCCAGCGCCTTTTCGCCCGAGTCATTGAGCGTGCCCGCGACCGTGAATGCTTTGTCGTGCGCCTCGCGCCAGAGGTCAGACCATTCATTGCTGGGGAGATTTAATTTGCGCGCAAAAAACGCGGCGGCGGCGGTGTTTGGCAGGCGCTTGCCTGAGAACTGGGCAGGCATCAGGCGCCCCGCGTGAGCCCGAGGTCGTCGGCGACTTCAAAACGCCCGCGCAATTCGGCGGCCACGAGCGCCTGCTGAATGAGCGCGACAAGATCCGGCGAGGCGTCGAGGTCGGCAGAGAGCGATTCGAGGCGGGCGCGCGCCTCGTCGAGTGAGCTCGCGCCGTCGATGGCCTCGCGGACCTTGACCATCAGGCCACTGAGCAGGTCGCTCGATTCATCGCCAAGGCGGTTGGCGATGCGGTCGGCCTCGGCAGGGTCGGGTTCTGAAAATGAAACCGCGCTGTTGTCTGTCGCGAGCTGAGGCGCCTCGATCCGCTCGTAGCCCTCGCCATAGACCTCGGCCACACTCTCGGGCGTGCGCTGATAGCCCGCCTGGAAGAGCTGCAGGTCGCGCGCGGCCATGGCTGAGAGATCGCGTCCCACCTCGAATCGACGCCAGACTTTGGGCGGGCGCGCGGCCGGGAAATTCCATTCGCAGAGCCACGTCACGACAGAGCGGTTGAGCGACTCGCAGAGGAGGTCGGCGTCGGCTTTGAGGCACTGGTCGCGCACGTCGAGGTGGGTGCGCGATTGCGCCAGCGAGCTGCCGTCGTCGGTCGTCATGGTCTGCAGGAGGACGATCTTGCTGATGGCGCGGTCGAGTCGTTCGAGGAAGGCGTTAAAGCTCCCCTCAGAGGCGCGGGCGCTTTCGAGGTATTCGACGAGAACGCCCTCTGGGACGACGACGCCGGTGTCGCGCTGGATGCCGCGGGCAAAGTCCTGCAGGCGGGTGAGGTCAGCCTCGGAGGTGCCGCTGGGCACGGTGACCTTGACGGTGGGCGAGCCGAATTTGTCGAGAAAGCTGAGCCAGAACTTGAGGGCGTGGCGCTTGAAGAAGGCTGGCCAGTAGAGGCGGCTGCCCAGGCCGCGTCCGTAGGGGTCGTCGGCGCATTCGGCGCCCATGGTGAGCGTCCAGAATTTGCGGTCGGGCATGCGCTCGCCGCGCGGGTTCTTGGCGGTGAGAAGCAGGAGCTCGCCTGTGGGGCTGAAGCGAAAGCGGCGGGGGTCGCGGACGCGCAGGTCAGCGAGTGTGACGCGGCGCTCGTCCATGGCCCAGACGCATTCGGCGACGCTGAAGCCTGTGAGGATGGCGCCGAGCATCTGGCGCGAGATGTCGTCAAAGGGCAGCGCGGCAAGCTCAGCGCGGATGAAGTCGGCGGCCTCGATGTCGGCGGCGTCTTCAGAGGCGGGCTCGACAGTCCACTCGCGGGCGATGATCGAGAGGCGGCGCTGGTCGAAGACTGGGCCGATCTGGTCGTCGCCGAGGAGCTCCAGATAGACCTCAAGGTCGCCCTTGCAGCGGTGGAGCAGTGTCTTGTCGGTCGGCCGGAGGTAGTCGAGGGCGTCGACAAAGCCGCGCGTGATGTCGCGGCCATCGGCGGTCGTCGCGAGCAGGTCGGTGACCGGGCGATCGACCTTGGAATCAGTCATGGCGTGCCTCCGAAGAGCTGGGCGTCGAGTTCGCGCACGACGAGGCCGACGACTTCAGCGCACTGGGGCACGACAGCGTTTCCGAGCATGGTCCGACGGGCGCCGTCGCTGAGCCCGTCCAGCCGTCGGGAAACCCCATGAGCCACTCGACGAAACTCGGGGACGCGTCCGGTCCACCCCACCTCCCGCCAAGGAACATGCGCAGGAGGTTTTGATGGGCCCTCTGTGTCCGCCAGCGAGAGCTGGGGAGCGCGTAACTCTGAGAGGCGAGCGGCGTGGGCAGTGTGCCATGCGGCCAGAAACACTCTGGCGCGGCAGTGCGGAGCGCCGAGATCGCTCGCCGACAGCGGGATCGGTAGGCTCGCATAACCGGCCCGCCCCAGAGCGCCGCGGACCGGGTCAGCCCACTTGAGCGCGCCTGAGGCGACGTTTTCGATGACGACCCAGCGCGGTCTGAGCTCGCGGATGAGGCGCAAAAACTCGAACCAAAGGCCGCTCTTAGGACCTCGGAGGCCAGCGCCTCTGCCAGCTGACGAGAGGTCCTGATAGGGGAAGCCGCCGCAGAGGAGGTCGATGGGCGGCAGGGCTCTGGCGTCGAGACTGCGCACGTCGTCGTAGTGCAGGGCGTCGGGCCAGTGGCGGGCGAGCACGCGGCGACAGCGCTCGTCGATCTCGCATTGCCAGACGGTGTGGCCGAGACCGGCGCGCTCAAGGCCGAGTTCGAGGCCGCCGATGCCGGAGAAGAGACTGCCGATTCGCATTCCACTCAAAATCCCTCCAAAGAGAGGCGCCCGCTGGGGACGCCGAGGTCGACAAGAGACGAGGCGCGCGTCTCGCCACTGAGCTCCAGAACGCCGAGGTCGACGCGGGTGGTCGAGGCAGCGGAGAGCGCCAGCGCGAGGGCCCAGAAGCGGTCAGCGTGGCCCGCGCCGTCTCTTTCGGCGACGAATCGCGGGGCGCCGGTGGCGCTGGTGACGCGTTGGACCTTGTGCAGGTCGCGCCTGAGCTCCGGGTCGCCGATAGGGATGCGCACGCGGCGGTCCTCAAAGGCGTCGCGGATCACGGTCGCCAGGGCGTGTTTGGTCGTCTGCGTGAAGAGCACTCCTTCGACGCGGCTGCCGTAGCGCCTCCGGGCATCCTCGACGGGCTTCTCGCCGAGTCCGGTTTGGTCCATGGCCACGCGCAGCGGGTGCCAGCGATGGATGAGCTCGTCGAGTGTCGCGTCGTGCTCGGCAAAGGTGGCGCGCCTGAGCGTCACGACCTCGCGCGTCCAGAGGACATCGCCAACCCTCTCCAGCACCCATGCCACCCAGAGGTCGCCGCGCAGGCCGATGTCGATGCCGATGAAGGCAGGCCCGCCGGTGGCCCTGGAGGGGACGCCCGCGCCGTCGGATTCGCAGGCGCTGATCAGGTCATAGGAGAGCCACGCTGAGGCCTCGTCAAGCCACTCGAGCTCGTATTCCTGGCGCCAGGCGTCCTCGTCACACAGGCCGCGCCTGAGGGCATCGATGTCGACCGGGTAGCCCTCAGCGGCGGCGCGGTGGATGTCGCAGCGGTGGATTTCCCAGGCGCCGTCGGTCGACGTGGCCAGCTCGAAGAACTTGTTGGCCTTGCCGTTTGGGGTGGACGTGACCCAGCACTTGAAGCCGCGCGAGACGATGGGGAACACGGCGCGCCAGATCTCGCGGGAGTCGGCATGGAAGGCGAACTCGTCGAGGTAGACGTTGCGGGAGTAGCCGCGGGCCGTGTCCGGGTTGGCGGGCAGGGCTGTGACGCGCGAGCCGCCCGGGAGTTCGACTTCGAGGGCGCGGATGTTGAGGCCGTCGCTGTCGCGTCCCCAGTCGCGCTCATAGGCCTCAAAGGCGGCGCGATAGGCGGTCAGGTGCTTGACGATGCCCTCGCGCATGAGCTCGCGCGCCTGTCGCTCGCCGCGGCTGAGCATGACCCACGAGGAGCGGCGGCCATGCGCCTCCGCGTCGAGCATGTCGTCGACGATGCCGAGCGTGGAGGTGAAGCTCTTGCCGGTCTGACGCGCGAACATGCCCAGCTTGAAGCGTGCGCGGCTCTCCAGCCACTCGCGCTGGAAGGGGTAGAGCGTCAGCGCTGTCACGGCAGCACCCCATAGATCTCCTCGCGGATGCGGCGGAGGGTGTCGGGGTCGAGGCCTGAGCGGGCGTCGCTTTGGGCCTTGGTTTCGAGTTCGGCGAGTTTGGCGGCGACCTTGTCGCGCACGGCGATTTGATGACGCTTCTGCTGCACGCTGGCGCGCGTGACGCTGGCGATGGCGTGGCTCAGGTCGCCGAGGTCGACTTCAGTCGGGTCGAGCTGGAACTCCAGAGCGGCACTGAGAAGCCGATCCTGCATGACGCGCAGCAAGGCGTCGCCCAGAAGGCCCTCGTCGTCACCGACCTCGGCAGTCACAGCGCGGGCGATCTCGGTCGAGCGCTTCAGCGCAGCGATGCGCTCTTCGACCTTGGCGCCAAATCGATAGACGGCAGAGCGGGAGGCGGGCTTCTCGCCGAGCGCGTCGAGGCGGCGCGCGAGCTCTTCGGTCAGCGCCGAGTAGTCGCTGAAGCCACGGCGGATGAGTTCAGCCTCCAGCCACTCACGCACCTCTGGCGCGAGGCGCGACTCCAGGCCACGGGCGGGCATCAGGGGCGCCCTCCGGGGCGGTCGATGCCAGGGACCTCGGGGCCGTCACCCTGAGCGTAGAGCGCGCCGTCGGCGGTCGTGACTGTCTCCCAGAAGTCTGGATCGCTCTGGTCGATGGTGATGAGGCCGCGCAGGGCGAGGTAGTCCATCTCGCGGCGCACCTCTCGCGGCGAGATCGGGCAGTCGCTGCCGTTGAGGACGCGAAAGAGCATGCGCTCAGAGATGGGCGCCGGGCGTGAGGCCTCGATGGCGCGGACCATGAGCCAGCGCAGGAGTCGGGGCTCAATGCCAGAGTCACGCATCGCGGCCCTCCGTGCGCCTGAGGGCAATCGCGGCGTCGAGGCGGACGCTGAGGAGCTCGATCTTCACACCGAGCTCACTGATCTGCTGCTGCCATTCGTCGCGTCGGACGTAGTCGCGCCGGATCTCAGCAGTCTCACCCTCCAGTCGTGCCAGGCGCTTCTCGATCGATGCGAACTGCGGCGCGTAGGCCTCGAAGCCTCGCCGGATCATCCAGTCGATGGCCTTGAGCTGGGCTGCCGAGAGCGCGCCAAACAGCGCCACAAACAGCGAGATGGTCTGCCAGGTCACTTCCACTACCACTCTCCTCTCAGGCCGATCGCCGCGCCCAAGTCGGGCGCCCAGTGAGTCCCGACGCGCCGCGCACCAGCCCAGGCCTCGGCGAAGGCGGTCCAGTGAGGCGACCAGCGCCCGAGATAGCGGGCCCGGGCGCCCACCTCTGTCGGCAGGGCGTGCAGAGCGAGATCCAGCCGGTGCGCGCCGGGCGTCAGCGACGAGGCCTCGCTCAGGCCTGCGCCGACGCGGGCAAAGGGTCCGGGCAGAGCGCCTCCGAGGGCTTGGCCGCGGTCTTGGCGCTCTCGACACTCTTGGTCGCGCGCTCGTGACGCTTCAGGTCGGACAGCGCGGATTCGACCGAGGCGCCGAGGAACGAGTCGAGGAAGTCGCCCTCGATGCCCAAGCCGTCGACGATGAGCGCGATCCCCTTGGCGCCGAGAAAGCCCTTGGCCAGCTCGATCGCCTGGTCGCGGGCCTCCCTCCTCTCCTCGGCGGTGAGCTTGCCGTCAGCGGCGCTGTCCTTGAGCGCCTCGACGTAGCCGGTCCAAGTCTCGGTCACGGCGAGGTGGCAGGCGCTCGAGACAGCGGTCAGGGCGCGGTCGACGAGTGAGGACTGGGTCTTAGAATGGATCCAGCGGATGCCGAGCGCTGCGGCGGCGCCAGCGATGGTGAGCACCGCGGTGCCAGCGGCAGAGATGAGGTCGATGAGTGCGATGTCCATGAGTCCCTCCGGATCGGATGTGGCTGAGGGACTGGCAGGCGGTGGCGGCGGACAAAAGAACGCCCGGCGCCGCATCCAGAGGCGGGCCGGGCGAGAGGCAGGGGGGGGGGCTGAGTCACCAGAGCGAACGCTGGCGCGGCTTTGGCTTGTCCGGACAGGACTCGGCGCGGCGGATGCGGGCGAACGCTCTCTGGGCCGCGCGATGGCAGAGCCCGAATTTGAGAGCCGTCTGGCGGGCACTCTGGCCAGTCAGGCGCAGGCGCATGATCTCAAGGTCGCGCTCGCGGCGCCGCTCGGCGCTGAGCTTGGGCAGCATGATTTTGGTGCCGCCGTAGACACTGGAGAGCGATTGGAGGGCGTCGAGACCGATGAGCGCGGCCAGAGGGTGTCGCTCGAGTCTCTCGGTCGGGACGTAGAGCGGGACGCCACCAGCCGAGCGCGTCAGCGCGCGCAGTCCCTCGCGGCCGATGAGGTCCTCGATCTCCTGGGCGATGGGCGGCAGCTCGTAGCTCATGGCGTCCTCCCTTTCAGCGCGTGGGGCGTCGGAGCGACGCCTCGCTCCGCGCCACCCAGTCCAGGATGTCCCGGGCCGCGTCCGCGTAGCTGTAGTTGAGCACCCCGGCGACCTGCTTTTTGGCGACCGCGCGATGCAGGATCTCCATGCCCGCTGGCGACGGCGCGAAAGTGATGCCGGTGAACCTGGCCAGAGGCGCGTGGCGTGCGGCAGAGCGCAGGGCATCGCGGCTGCTCTTAAAGTCGTCCCTCATGCCGTCCTCCTGTTGTGCCGCTTGGCGTCGTAGCAGAGCGCCGCGATGACTTTGCGCGCGCCGGTCGGATCGAGAAAGGCGCAGCGCTCGACACCGGCCACGCGGCGCGCAATGGCGTCCGCATAGGCCCACGGTCGCCCTGCCTCAGCCAGCAGTGCCTCGATCTTGCGCAGACCGGGCGCCTGCGCAGTGTCCGCGTCCATGCTGTGCGGTCGCCCGGGATAGCGCCGCGCGCCGAGCTGCCGCTTCATGAAGTCCAAAACCCTGGCGCGCTCAGCGTCTGTCATCTCGCCAGCCGACTCGCGTCCGGTCAGACGGCGGAGCATGGCACGATAGGTGTCCTCGTCGAGCCCGAGCTGCTGGGCCTGCAGGTGGATGCGGGCCAGCTCAGCGCGACGGCGCATCGAGGTGTCCTTGTCAGGTGAGACGCTCATGCTCCCACCTCCTCTCGCGCGACGACGGCCTTGGTCGACGGCACAGGGAGCGCGTCCTCATGCGGCTCAACAATGAACTCCTCGCGCTGCGTGATGCTGATGCCCGGGATGTCGCGCACCAGCGCCGGGTGGCTGAGGATCGCATCCTTGTCGACCTCTCGCTTGACACGGATCAGCTGGTCCAACCCGGCGTCCTGCAGGGCGGCCAGCACCTCGGCAACCTTGCGCAGCTCGACCCTCGGCGGCGTCAGGCGCCAGCTGATGGTGCCAGTCGGCAGGCGGCGCGACTTGAGCCCATCCTCGCAGATCGTCTGCCGATGGACCTCACACCAGAGCTTGAGTCCCTCGAAGAGGCGCTCCAGCCGCTCGCGCAGCGGGCCAACCATGGCGTCACACTCCTCGCGGATCTGCGTCAGGCGCTCATTCAGGGCGCGCTCGTGCGCCTCGATGTTGCGGCGCAGGCGACCGATCTCGGCGATCTGGCTCGCGGCCTCATCGATCGACTGCGGGATCGGCAGGTCCACGGCGACTGATTTTTTGCGGGCTTTAGCGGCGGTTTTGGGGGCGTTTTTGGCGGTCATCTTTCCTCCGGGCGCGCTGCAGCGCCTTGGTGGCCGCCTCTTCGGCGGCACGGGTGATGTGATGCTCACAGCGGTGCGCGAGCCCCTCCAGGCGGACCTCCAGCCTGACAGTGCCAGCGCTCATCTCGACGCGCGCCACAGGCCAGCCTCGGGCGACATAGGCGCGGGTCGCGATGACAGCGGCGCTGTGATGGGCAGGCGCGTCACTCAGGTGCACCTGATCTCCGGGGCGCACATAGAGGTTCCAGGCATTGGCCAGGATGGCGGACACGGCGTCACGCCCGAGCTCGGTCCGCACCTGGCGCAGGACAGGCGGCACCCTCATCGGCCACCTCCAGTCTGGCGCGCGGCGTGCGGACACGTGCGACACGCCCAGCTCAGAGCCACGCGCTGCGGCGAGTGCACAGAGAACCGCCGACGCTGCTCCTGCGCGCACCGCCTCAGCGGGATCTGGCCGCACACCGGACAGTCGACGGTCGCGCCGTCGCCATAGGCGCCGATCACCGCCTGCATCAGCCGCGTCGTGGACGACGGGTAGA